AGAGTGAGTTTACTAGGCCCCTTGTTAACACCTCTCAACAACACAACATTTCTACGTTCGTATATACACACCGTTATCCTCCTCCCTCTACAACCACATATACCGTGCAATTATAAAACACCCAATGATCACAACGCAAATCACCAACGCTGTAATCTGCTCTTCGTGCAATTTCATTATTCTCCTTTCAGGACATATAACCCAATTAACATACCAACCGAACGTATGTTAATTGGGATTATTCCAGTAACATTTACCAAGGCAAGTTCCCGCTTATCCATAGCAAGAATAATCCAATTGCTACCGTTCCGGTAATACTTGCCAAAACGATCAGACCCCACTTGAACCTAAACCAGATAAAGTCCTCGGCCACGTCATACAAATCGTTCTTTTCCATTATTTCCACCTATCGTTGATCATCCACCACAATCCAACAATCATGCACTCGATGCACAAACAGATCAGAATACCGAACCAAACCCCACTCAAGAATCCTTCCATCATTCATCCCTCCCACCAACAACCAACGCCATAACCATAATCCCAATTACCCATTCCATCTCAAAGCCCCATTCCAGCTCCCCCGATAGTAAGCGCCAACCGATATCTCGTTGCCTGTCTGATCCCCCGGTTGTCCATACGCAATCCCGCCAAATTCGTTGATATGCGCTCCCACAAGCTGCTGCTGCCCGATATAAATCTCCGTGTGCCCCGTGCCTTGAAGCTGCGAGCCCTCGAAAAGCACGATATCCCCGCGCACAAGCTGGTCGGCGCTTGGGTTGCCAGGAATCCATTGGAATCCAAGTCCCTGGAAGATTGATCGCATGGTGTAGGTCGAAGGAGAGGGCCAAGGCACCTCGAATCCATTCTCCCTAAACGCCCAAGATACAAGCGATGAGCAGTCGAAGTCCACGCCTCCGTCTCGTGTCGGCTGGTCGTAACCGTGAGACGGGTCATCTGCAATCGAGATTGCCCATTGCACGGCCCCTTCGACGCCACTTCCTCCAGGAGCGGTAGAGCCTCCTCCGTTGTTCAGGTTCACCGCAGACAGCTTCTCGAATATCTGGCACTTCGTCCAGGAATGCCTCCACCTGTTCAACACGTAAAGGTTTTGCTCCCAAGTCCCTTCTGTCTTGAACCGGTAGAACATGTCATCATTGAAATAGATATAGCCGTCCTGGCCTATGGTTCCGATATAGGCGTTCTCCGCCTGGTTCTTGCGTCGGGCGTTTATGATAACCAGTTCCGCCATCAGTAGTACCTTCCTAGCTTTTTCATATGTTTTATGAACTGCCTAAGATGGTATTGGGCTTCTTTTCCCTCTTCCGGGTCGCATACTTCAAGAGCTTTTTTTCCGCAGTCGCAAATTCGAATTTTTACTAAGGCTGAAATATATATGTCGGTTTGTACCACGTGTTCAATGTCCTCGATTGTATAACACTCATTTTCAACCATTTCAACGGTATCAATCATATTTCCATGTTTGTCGGTTATTATCATTACAATCCCATCCTAACAATATCTCTGAACTTAGCCGCCAACGATTGAGACTCATAGTAAACAGAACCCATGTCATAAGCCTTCTTCAAGTCCTTCAAGTTCCTCGAACTCTTGAACCCTTTAAGCAACAGCGAGTTCGGCTCATGTGTTTCTGTAGTAGCCGCATACACCGTTCGACACTGTTTGTCAACGCTCTCGCTAAGTATATAGCAGCCGTTTCTGTAGTCCCTCCAAACACCGATCAAGTCATCGTAGTAGATGAAAGTGAACTGGTATTCAGCGTCCTTGCTCTTTTTGGTGATAAACGTATCACGGTCACGCAGAAACTTGTTCTCGGTCGCGTAAGCTGTATACGCGCAGTCTCCAAGCGCCTTGTAGAACCGCGTGTTCTTTTTCGCCTCGATAAGCTCCGGGGGTGCCACTAGCTGCACCAGCATATCGTCGCGTTTCCAAATGTCCGATTTGAAGGGTATCGACAAATCCAGGTAGTCGAAGTAGGGATTAGTCTGCGAGATGGCGTTTCCAAGAAACCAGCAGCGCACGTCGTAGTCACGAGCGCCAGGACGAGCTACCGACTCGTACAGCTCGAAGAAGGCTGTTACCTCGTCTGCAATATAGCGCTGCTGCGAGGTGGTCGTGTCAATGATAAATTCGTCGAAAACGATATCGCGCACGTTGATAACTGCGTCTGACTTCATCTTTCGGGCAGTCGACAGAGCTTGGGCATAGCCTATGACTTCTTTGTCCATGTGGAGCACGTTCGCTTCCGTCCAAAGAGCGTGGCCCTCGAACTCTACTTGCACGTGGTTGAAGAGGCGTCCTTGCTTGGAGGTGGTTAGTGTCTTCAGCTCCTCTTCGCTTCGGCGAAGGTAAAGGAAGTTGTACCCGTACTTGATATTGCGCTCGATCAAATACTTCAAAAGACCGTAGGTTTTGCCGGCTCCTCGGATGCCGAGGATGAAGTTGAACAGGCAGTTATGCGAAGCCGTTCTCGGTATGTCCCAATACTTAGAAATAGTCTCCTCCTTATGCTTGACATTGTATGCGACAGGCCGCCGATCATGCCATGCAAGACGGCGGCCCTCGCATAAGGGTGCTAACCGAAAGGGGAGGAACGGAGCGGGCGCTTCTCCGTATCGCCGGGTGTCCTTTTCACGGGATGCCCCACCAAGCGAGAAACCAACTTACCTTGCGGCGCAAGTACAGTATACCTCACTTACGCTCAATTGTCACCTTGTATTCGTTGTTTTCCAGGGTCGACAATTGTTCGCCCGCGTAAACATCTCCGGCGTACTTTTTCCATGCGGCCCTATCCCCGAAGAAGTGGTTAACGTCCAGGTTGCCGTCGTATCCGGACACGTTTCCGTCGCTCGCGTACTGCCAGCAGGCCACCAGCCCGTCCGTTGCAGGCGGCTCTCCCGGATCGTAGTCAAGAGTGGGCCTGATCACATTCGGATACTGTGCCACCCACCGGGCGCAGTTGGGTTCCACGCCTCCTTGGTTGAAGCGCCAAGGGTTAGCGTAAATCCAGGGCCAGATGCCGGTTTGGTCGTGAACAGTGCGAACGAAAGTATTGACCCATTCCACCGACTGCTCGCCCTCCCAGTCAAGCACGGGGATGCCTTCGGAGAAGAAACCGCTACAGTTGTTGATGGAGTAAGTCGCTTCCTCTACCGCTCCTCGTGTGCCCGCGAAGTGGTAAAATCCCCAACACAGTCCCAGGTTCTTAGCCTGCTGAACCTTAGGTGCGCAATAGGGGTTCACGTAGCCAGTGCCTTCCGTGGCCTTGATGATAACGAAGTCTATTGCAAGAGGAGCCAGGTCGATATCTCCCTGGTGGCTCGATATGTCGATTCCCCTAAGCATTCTTGTCTCCGTTCACAAGCTCCCGGATATCCTCACGCAACTCCTTAATCTGCGTAACAATGTCTCCAAGAGTAGCTGTAAAGTCTTTAAGAGTACGATTGTAGAGGTAAAACATGCCCACACAAGCAACGATAGGGAAGCCCAGACTACCAATAAGAGTGACAATATCGTTAACATTCATCTTAATCCCCTTCTTAGTACCATTGGTCGCTTATGTTGAAATTCATTCCGGAGAAGTACACGTGCCCTGTTGCATAGTCGAAGGGAAGCGTGATCGTGCCGTCCAAGTTCACAGTGAGCACGGCAATCCTATCCTCGGTTCCGTCGTTGGCAACCACAGGCACCTTCACTACTTTGCCTGGCCTGCACTCCTCGGGCAGTGTGGCAACTGCCGACCCGGCGGTGTAAGCCGCCAGGTCGCAGTCGCCGATAATCTGCACGTCGTTGGTGCAGCTAAGCATGACAACGTCTTTGTCGAAGGTGGCCGAGGCGGCCGGTACGAGCGTGTACCGGCCTTTGAACGTTGTCCAGAAGTTGGGGTTTCCTCCGCCTGTAGGTTCGTCAGCCATATTAAATAGTTATCGGCAAACTGTGATTGAAGCACAACCCTAGAGAGCCGGATGGCGAATCTCCCTGATACTTTTTCATTCTTCCGCTTGGCTCAATTTGAACTCCATTTGCTCCTCCATCGTCCAAGGAATAGACAATACCAAAGTATACGTTTTTTCCGACGGGAATTACCCACGAGGGCACCGTATCTATCAGGTTACTGTCGCTCACATTAAAACCATGCGCTCCTTGCAAGTAAATTGCACCGTTTATCATGGAATATTGCAAATTTCCATGAATTTCACTTCGATCCCTAAAAGTATCAGCATTATCATATTTTACAGCGTTATAAATTATATGCGCCATAAACAAAGATCCAGCTGGATTAGGGTGAATATCCGATCCACCAATATAATAGACAGATTCATCTCCAATTCCCCAGGTGTAACAACCCTTAGCACAGAAACACTTGTTCTCTTTAGCTGCGTCAGAGATAGCCACATTAGCTTCCATCAGCGAATATATAGGATGGGTCCAGTGCCATAGACAGGGAAATACACACACTTTAGCATTTACAAAGGAATCTACAGCATTTTTAATAGTCGTAATTGCGGCAGATTTAATTGTTGACGCAGATTGAATATCATTTCGCCCGCCTATAATCAACACATAATCAATATCGGCGGTATTATCTACACCGGCTTTTGCGTTATTAATTTGCACGTTAAAATTGGTGGTTCCATTCGTTGAAACAAACCCTGTACCACTTACAGAGTAATTTAGAATGTTCCAATCTGACGCAAATGTTTTCATTTGCGTTGGGATAGACGTTCTGCCGTTATCATCAGTGCAATAACTATCGCCAATGATTACTACGTTTTTCACACTCTTTACTTTAACAAAACGTTCGTCAGATTGAGTTTTAGTATAGACATTATTAAGTTTATTAGTAACGTCGGCTTCAATTTTAGTAACGTCGGCTTCAATTCCGTCCATTCTACCGTTAAGGGTTGTTGTATTGTTATCAACATACTCCTTAAGGTTAGCAATTGCTACTTCGTTATTGTTGCTAGAGCTTTCGTTACTTTTCATTGTGGAGTCTATTTTATTCATAGTTTCATTCCAGTCGCCCAAATACGACGGGCGATCATCAGCTAGATAAAGGGGAAGTTTGTAATTCGGTGTTTCCTCGGAATAGCTCATTATTTCTCCTTATGATCAAAATATTCGGCCAGAACATTATTTTTAGGTATTGCATTATTAACTTTACCGGCAAATGCAACTGCTGTTTCTTTGTTGGTAATACCCATTGCAACCAAAAGATCAACACTTGATTTAGCCGCCGTCTGTGCGGCTTCCGCCGCCTGTTGTGCGGCTTTCGCCGCCTTTTGTGCACTTTCAGCCGCATTCTGTGCAGTGCCAACACCAGTTTCATTGCTCTTTATCTTTGTATCAATCGTAAGAAAAGCTGGGTTCAGGTCGTTAATAAACGATGGATAATCGCTCCCTACCCACTGCGGAAAATTAAAGTTTTCAGTGTGATTTGTGCTACTCATTCCTTTTCGCCTCCATGTTCAAAATACCATGCCAATATATCATTTTTCATTACGTAATTATTAACACACGGGTCGGGGTTTGGCAAAGTTTCTTTGCTATAATATAGCATATTATACAAATCAAATACTTTCGCTGTAAGATTATATCCGTCTCTGACGGTAACTGATAGTTGCAGGTTGTCAATGGTTCCAGCATAGTCAGCATAATATCGCAACCAACCATATATGTTTCTGATTACTTGTTCAATTGGCCTATTTTTTATTCCGTAAGTAGGATCAAATACTATAACCTTTCCAACTGTCGCCTTTTTAATTAACTCTTCCAACCTATTAACTTCTGAATTTAATTCATTTAAAACGATAGAAATATTATTTGCTAATTTATCCCCCCAATCTTTATCTTGGTTATTTTGAGATGTTGTAAAAAAATCTATGGTGACATAAGTATCAGTTAGACTATTAAATTCTTCAATCACCTCATTTATTTTTTTGCATAAATTATTTAGTTGTTCGTAATACGAAATTTCATCTGCATATGCAGATGGAAGAACTCGATTAGACGGGAACCCGCACAACATATTGCCCTCCTTACCATATCGTCATGAAACATTGGGCTAATTCTAGATCGTGTACTATGTCGTTGTCAATGTTCAGAAAAGTTTCACGGTAAATGCGCAGAAGCTCTGCCTGGGGGCGCATGTACCCCGACTCGTTATGGTTCACCGTGTTCTCGTAGGTGCCGCTCGCATGCCCCGTACCTGTTCCCGAGTCGATGGTGACGTTCGTGGCGTACTGGAGATTCTTGATTTGAGCCGGGATCATCTCATTTGTAGGTGTGTCCTGGAACACGTCTGTCGTGTCGGACGTCGACGTGGAGTCGGTCGATGACGTTCCCGATGCCTTCTCCACGCGTTGAATGTTCCGGTCACCCAAAGGCTCCATGTTCTTGGCCAGAACTTCCGACTCATAGAGCTGGTTGTAGTAGGGCATTATCAAAAACATCGCATCACGCACGAACATCTTCCAGCGGCCCACGGTTTCCGCGCCAATCTCGCGCGTGTAGTAGTGGCGGATGATCTTGTTATTGAGCGTTTCGCGGTAGGCTTCCTGGAAAATCGGATAATCATCAAGCCCGATATCCGAGTAGATCAGAGGCCAATTAGCCTCGATGTTGTCAGCCAGCCGGGATTGCAACCCCTGCTCTACGATGAACCTAAGTTCTGTCGTGTACTTGCTCATTTTACTTCCCTCCCTTCAATGCATTCTTGACACGCTTCCAAAGCGACTGTCCCGACTCGCTTTCATCGTCAGAAGTCTCCATGCCTCCCGTCTCCTCCAGCTCGTCGCCAGCTCCCTTTATATAGGTGCCCGTCCGAAACTCTACGTCTATGTCAAGTCCGAACAGCTCGTTGACCTCCTTGCAGAACTGCTTGCGCGCATTTAGGCGCGTGAACCGCTGGGCCTCCACGTCGCCCATGTTGTTCAGAACCTCATCGGACACCATGCGCTCCTTCTTGTCGGAGTTGGTGTTCTCGATGCCGAGGAAGGTAAGCGCCTCATTCCAGATTTGGTGCTTGACGATCTGCACTTGGTCTGCCACGTACGGAGACACCGTATCGAGCACCTCTACACCGGTCAAGTCCAAGTCCTTATCTGCCCAGCACACTGGCATGAACCCGTCTACCTGGGCGAAGAGGTTCTGGAGCGAAAGGCGCTGCTTCTCCGTGCACTTGACGATGCGTGGCGTTTTCTGCTGGGCGATGTTCGTGTACACGGTACGTTCTGCCTGCCAGAGCATCTTGGCGTAAAGGTCGAGGGTTAGGAAGGTTGGAGTGCGCGTGTTGTTGTTGAAGCAGATCACCGAGTTGGTGATATCGCAAGGGATGTTGTTGTGCTTCGGATCAACAGAATACGCCGTTCGTTCCTTTGGAATGTTGTAGATATCGAAGCCGCCCTGGAGAAGTACCTGCATGACGGCGTAGCCCTCGGGGCTTCGCTGATATGGGTCATCCTTGATTGCCTCATCGTAGAGAAAAACGAAGGCCCCGTTGCGCAGAAGCCACCATTCCATCTGGCGTTCGTTGATCCCCTCGGGGAGGTTCTTCCATTCGAATACGCTGATAGCGAGGTCATACAGACGCCATATGTAAGCCAGGTAAGTATCCTGATTCAGGTAGTCGTTCTCCTGCTGTACCTTGTTACCCTTGAGCCCTTTGGGAATCCCTCCGTTCGGGAGGCGAGTCCAATTGTAAAGCGAATCCATTTATGCCCCCTAAACTATGCCGTTGGGCAGTGCGTAGTTTCCAATGTCATCAGTATGCCAGAATGTCAAGCCTCTGTCAAAAAGAGCGTTGATCATAGAGAGCACATCCGACGGGGCACGGCCAGTGACAGCCGAGCCGTTGGTCTTTACGTAGTTCCACGAATTGCGGCCCGTGATGTTCGGCACCTTGTTGATAGACACGAGGTACCCGTACACCGAGAAGAAGTCATCGATCTGTCGTGCAATCTCGGCACGGCACGTGTACTTGCGGATTCCCATGGTGTACGAGCCGATATTGACAAGGCCCGCCGTGGAGTTTGTGCCACCTCGCGTCGTGTTCGGCTGGCGGCTCGCCTTCGAGATTGCCGCATAGGTGTTTACCAAGTCCTGGCCGCCGTCGATGGCGGCGTTCGCCATTCCGGGAACGTCCAGGCGCAGGGCTGCATTTCCGACTGCCTGGCCTGCATCGATGCCTGCGTTCAGCAAAGGTAGCTCGGTTAGCGAATTCGTTTTCCACCCCATGATATCCACCTGCGACTGGCCGACGGCATTCGCGAACGCCTGGTATACCCAGTTGCACGTGGGGTACTGGTCAAGTTGGATGCAGCCTTCCACGAAACGGTTCACCCCGTTGTAGTTGACAGGTATATAGTAGAGGCGCGAGTTGGAATCGCAGCCGCCTGTCTTTTCCAAGGACACGGTTCCCGGGGTTCCGCAGAACTCCAGGCGGAGCTGCTGGGTTTGGCCCGTGAAGTTCGTTACTTCCGCGTACTCGAACGGGTAGCAGAACATCTTGTTGTTCTTGGGCACGTATCCGTCCAGGTTGGTGAACCCGAGGTTGTAGTTCAAGGTGGTCGAAGGCGTGGGAGATGCGGCATCTACCCAGTAACCCCACCCGTTGTTCTTGGCAACGATATTGGGAATCGCACTTCGAGGAACCATGTACACCGCGCTGATGGCGTCTTGCTGGCCGTTGTTGGATAGTGCCGTCATGAATCCTTTTAGCTGATCAACCGTTAGAAACACCGAAAGGCTCGTTCCAGACACGACACCCATGTAGCGGTCGCCGCCGTTGTTCACATAGGTGCCATCCTTCAAGGGTTCTACGGCACTGGACACTACCATATAGCAATCCATGTCGTTATTGTCAAGTGCGCTGTAGGTGCATTTTAGCTCGCCGGGGTTGATACCTTCGTCTTTGATGTGCGCTCCGATAGAGTCATCGTTCACGTGCTCGCGCTCTACCATGCAGGACTTCACGGTGCAGTCGGGAAACCATGTTTGCATAGTGTCGGTTTGAAGATAGAGCCTAGAGGACGTAGGGTTAACGTACTCGATACGCGGTATGAACGAGTAGAACCAGCGCGAACCGTAATTCGCGTTTTGGAACATGCAGTAGTTCATGCCGTACAAAGATTCGGCATTGTACGGCACCACGAGCGAATTATCCATGCGCTGGTAAGTATAGTCATCGGTACCGTTTCCGCACATGGACATGATCGAGGAGTACTGCGCGTCACGCGAAGGGTAATAGCGAACATGCCGATACGACGGATTCCATGGAACCGTGCCGAAATGAATCTTCGAACTTGGCTGAAATGCCACGTTTCACCTCCTTAAAGAAAAGGGAGGGCATAAGCCCTCCCGTAACTGGGCTAGATCTAGGCCCCCGTATTGCCGTTGACCGTGATAGTCGCGCTTCCGGCCTTCGTGGGATCGCCCACGCTCGTTGCCGTGACGGTAAGCGTCGCCGCCGCCTCGTCGGCAGCCACGTGAACCTTGCCGCCGTTGACGTAGGTGCCCGAGCTGGCATTGCCGGCAATCGACCACGTTACGTTCTGGTTGATGATGCCGGTGCCGGCCACGGTCGCCGTAAGCATCACATCCTGGCCCTTGTCGACGGATGCCATCGTAGGCGAGACGGTCACGCCCGTCACGCTCCACGCCTGGGAGGTGTATGCAACGGCCTGGGAGAAGGGCGAGATGGAGAACGTCATCCAAAGGTGCAGCCAATAGTTCCAGTAAAGGCCCTGGCCGTTGTACTGCTCGGTCATGTTGCGGTAGTTGTCCCAAATCTGGAGGAAGGTACGGGACACGAGCACTGCCGGACAAGAGTTCAGGATGGCTACCTCTTCCTCGGTGAACTTATGGAAGTTCGGGTCAACCTCGCCGGTATCAGGGTCGGTGAAAAGCAGCGTGAGGCGCTCCCAATCGTGGCTTGCCAGGTCATCGACCGTGACGATGCGTCCCATAAGCTCGCGGTACTCGATATTGAAAGCCGTAGCCAGGACGTTCATGTTCATCGTAGCTCGGAAACGGGCATCCATGATCAGGTACTGATCCTCGAAGTCCGTGTGCGTAGTGACGCCAGACATGGTGTACTTCGTGGATTGGAACCGCAGAAGCTCGCTCATGGCCTGGAACTCGGTGGCGATGTCCACGGAGTTCTCCTTGGTGACCGCAGGGATAGCAACGGGCTGGATGTAGCCGCGCACAATCGCGTTGGCAACCGTGTACTTCACCATATAGTATTCGTCGGTGTTCGCCGCCGTGTAGAGCGATTCCACGATGCGGGCGATAAGGTCGGAGATGCCCGTCCAGGACAAGAACGCCTGGCGGAGCTGGTCGTTCGAGATCGTCCCCTTGTAGAACTTTCGATAGTTCATGCGATGGAAGGCAGCTCGCACATCCGGAATCTCGCGCTTGAAAACATCAGTCTCGGCCTTCGACGGCGAGTAGCCGAAGGGGCGCGCGATGTTGACGTAGATCTCCTCGATCGTCTCGCCGAACTCCAGCCAGCCCTGCTTCATGAACTCCCAGGGATTGTCGTAGAGCTTGGATGTAATGATGGTCATGCCGATTCGGTTGATCAGCGCGTGCAAAAATGCGTTGGCCGCAGGCTCGTAATTGGTAATATAGTCTCCGATGATGTGGATGGAATCCGTGGAGGAGTTGACCACGATATTGCCCTGCGCGTCGCGCGTGACGGCGTTGTCTCCGTTGGCCGCGCTTCGGGCAATAAGGGGTTCGGCCAGCTCCGGGTTCTCGGCAAGGGTGGCGCTCATGACGGCGACCGGGTCGATGCTCTTGCGGCTCGCTGCAATCGCTGCTTTAGTAGGCTTGGTAGGCATAGTTATACTCCTTAGTCCTCGTAGGCGTCTCGCGCCTCGAACAGCTCGCGGAACGATTGCGGCGTCCCGTCTCGTTTAATATCGTTGGTCTGGTTGCGCATCACCTCTTCGCGGTTGGTTTCGCGGCCGCCGAAGAAGCGGTCTGCATAGCGCCGCTTCCATTCGTCGCGGTCGACGATAGCCTCGTCGCGCTCGGCAGCGATACGATCGCGCTCGGACTCTACTTCGGCGTACCCGTCCCGGTTGCCCCAATTCTCATCCAGGTCGGCCGCATCGCGGTCAATCTCGGCCGCCATCTCCAGCCGGCGATCTTCGTCCGGCTCCATTGCCAAATCGCGGAGCGTCGGCATGAATCGACTTGCCATAGATACCTCCTCATTTGTGGATAGTGAACATTGTATCTTCCAGTATTGTACCACCTTTCACGTCTTTCGGCTTTAACTTTCCCTCGAACGACGAACCATACTCGAAGTTCTCCATAGTGACATGTTGGTGGCACCGGGTAGGCATTCCCGCACAGTGTATTATCAGTTTTCCTCCTTCCTCGAAGCAGTAGGTTTTAGCACGGAGCACCTTGAACCGCTCGAACTCGTGCTCTCGCTTCCAGGCTCCCAGCTCCGTCTCGTGCACGCGCAATCCTTGAGGTGGCTCCATGCCTAGAAAATAGCACGAGTCGGTGTCGGAGTACAGCCATCGGTCGTAGTTCGCCTGTGCCGCGGAGATTGTGAACGAGCGCGCATAGGCCGTGATGAACGCGCCTACAGGAAGGTACACGCCTTCCTTGTACTCTTCGGGCAGCAGCCTGAACTTAACAACCCCGTCCTCAAGGTAAGGCGCGCGCGACTGCTTTACCGGATTGGTAGCCATCTTGCCGTAGAGCGAGTTCAAGAGCAACTTCGCGATGGTGCGCATGCCCTCGTTGCCCTCGATCGAAGCCTTCGTCTTGACCTCCGTCCACGTGTCCACGTAATCGCGGAACAGGTACTTCGATCCTTTGAACTTGTAGCCCCTGATATAGCGGATATCCCCTATATCGTAGTGCTTCTTCAACATCTCCAGATCAACTTTAGTCAAGCACATTACCTGCGGGCCGTGCGAGTCGGTGATATACTCGGTCGTGCCGAACATGCGATTTCCTTTGAGCTGCAAGCACGGGATGAACCCGGGCTTGATCCTAAAGTCCGCCTCCACGTACTGGATATAAAGAGGGTACTCCGGGTCGAACTCGTACTCCCCGTCGTATACTTTAGGGGTGCCGTACGGAAGTACCTCCCCATGCACCCCTGCCATGACACTTGGGTACAACGAGTTCACGTCGAAGGAGCAGCCTTCCCCGTGGATACGCCCCACTAAAGCGGGGTTGGGTGCCGTGAACCCGCCCTTGTAGCAGCCGCCAGCCCGCAAGTCGGCGTCGTAGTCAGGTTCCGGGAACCAGTCTCGGAAGCGGCATTTGCCCCCGACCGACTTCTGATACTCCTTGAAGGCGTTCGAGCCTGCCGTCATCTTGGTCATGCCCTGGGTGTGCATGATATCGAGTGCCTGGGCTGCTATCTGCACGTCATGGGAGATATACTCCTTCTCCTCGAGCGTGAGAACGTGCCCTACCTCTCGGTATTCCACGTAGTCTAGATCCAGCTTCTCGATATCGAGACCGAAAGCCTTGGGGATTGCGACAATGGGTAGGGGTATGATCTTCAGAGAATCCAAGAACTCGATCGATGCGTTCTCGGAAAACCACAACTTGATCGAGTAGAACTGGCCCATGTCTGATATGAGCGTGGTGAATTTCTGCGAACCGCACTCCTCTTTAACGGGTATCCACTTCCAGCCCTCTTGCAAGATATATGACAAGATGAACTTGCCGTCGAACTTCAGGTTGTGGAAGTAGACACGGCTACCTGCATGAACCTTGCACCAGTCAATGAACGATTCGATGGAATTCCCGTATTGCAGATCATCAGGGCGGCCTACCTCGCATACAGCCCAGGCCCATACTCGGCAATCGTCTGCGAACGTTGTTGTCTCGAAGTCGGCGGCATAGCTAGGCACATGTGCACCCTCCCATAGATAATCATCCCAACAAAGGGTATCGAGCAGTTTATCCTCAATCATAATAACCCGTCCAATACTCGTATATCCGCTTTAGCTTGTCCTCACGGGCCTGCGGCTCGTAAATATACTCAATGTCCGGGGCTTTGTCTATGCCTCTAAACAGCTGCTCTAAGTCCTTTTCCGCCGTGTTCAAAATAACTTCCTCGATACGGTCTATAATCTCATCGTAGTCCTCGAACCCACCGAACACGTTTCGCATGGCACGCATATAGTTAGAGTAGTATCTCCTGGCCTTGTCTCGGCTGGACATATTAATCTCACGTTCCATGTTCTGAATGAAGCGCCTGATGGCGTTCGAGGAAAGAGAGCCTATGGGTCTCTTGTCAGGAGAGAGCTTAGCCTGCTCCAGGCTCCCCATCCTGCCCTTGGGCTGCTGGATGCCGAGCTTCTTCGCACGCATGGACTTGGCACGCTCTCGAACACCGCGCAAAATCGAGTACTCGCCTCTCTCATATCGCGTGGTAATGGATGCGTCATCCTGGCGCACCAGCTCCAAGGCGCGGGGCTTGGTGATACGGTTCAGACGGTTCACCGTGTTATTTAGCGCACGCGAGGTTGTTATATTGGACTTGACTTCCTGGTACTTGACTTCGGGTGGGAGAAATTCAGCTGCACTCGGGTTGGTCTTGGCAGCTTTTCTAATCGCGTTGTTGTACCTGCGTACTGCGCTGTTCAGTCGCTTTCTCTGACTGTCAGTCCATGCAATATTATATTCTCGGCGCACAAGTAACACCTCCCTCTCGCATTGTCGTAGATGCGGAAGCCTCGGGTTTCAACCTGCATATAAAGCTGGATGACTGCTAGAATACTCACGTCGATGGCGACATGGAAGCGCTTGGAAAAACTGTCGTTCAGCCAAGGCACGCGAATATTGACTTTATCGTTGAACTTTACCAAGTGAGTTGCGCTGGAAAATGCGAAGTCGTATTGCCCATAGGTTCCGATGAAAGGCGTGTTAGATAAGTCGTAAACTACTCCGTTTTTAGTTTGCATGCTTTCACCTCCTTAGAATGGGTGTTGGCGGTGCTTGGAAACTATCTCGATACCTGCTCTGTGCATGTAAAGGATAATCTCGGAGTCGTTGCAAGTAGAATATGCTCGAAGTGCTTCCTCTACCTCTTCGGGCGAGTCTCGCTTGAAATCGATCCGGTCATCCTTGGTGAACATATACTCGAACTTATCAGTAGACTCATGGTAGACATATATGCTGACACACTGGGGCACCGGCTTCGAACCCCACAGCTCTTTTTTGAGAACGCGCCCTACCGAGGAATAGACGAACTCCGACATTAAGTCTTTGGATGCAAGGTTAAGAAAGTCGCGGTTCACAATGTCTCCTTACAGGAAAGGCCGCCGTTTCAGGCGGCCTGTGTCCTTGATATGCAGGTGGGATTAATACTGGACGCTCATCGTGAGCATGGTTCCGTTCTTGACCTTCTCCTGCTTGATGACAACCGGGATAGGGTTCTCCCACGTGGGGGCACCGAACACGGCAATCAGCTTTTTCAGGGAGGAGAACATGCCAACTGATACGCATTCGTATGCCTCGCCCTGGTCATCGATAAGCACGATTCGAGGAGCCTTCTCAATCTCTCCGGTTTCCTCGTTCACAAGCTCCAGCGTCTCCGCGTAAAAGTCCTTCACCATGATCTTCTTGTTGATGAAATCGTTGATCTTGTGCTGCGGGTTGTTGGCAGCGTTGAAAACCAGGGCCTTCTCCTCGGGCGTGTCGCCCTTGACCGTGCAGATAGCGGTCAAGTTCTGGGCTTCCAGCTCGCGAACGTTGTACTCACGCTGGCCGGTGGAAACGTCGGCCTCGGACACGGCGATAATCTCGTTGGGCGCAACATCCTCGGGGTTTATCTCCTTGAACATAATTTACTCCCCTTCCTTGATAACGACGGCATTCTCGATGAACTTTTCAAGAGGCATGGCGTAGGTGTAAGTCGCCTGCGGCTCCCACTTGATGGTTAGGCCCTTCGGGAGCTTGGAGCCGATTGCCTCGGCCAGAACCGCGCGGGCCTCGGACTTGGTCATGGACACGGCAAGAGCCGTCGCCTGGGCCACGACCGACACTTCCGGGCCGTTCTCTCCGTCCACGAGGTCATAGGCGATGATAAGGTAGTCGGTTACAGTGCGGGTAATGTTTTTCATCTTGATCCTTTCATTTGGTTAACAACCCTGCATGTTCAATTTTAGGCCTGATCAGAGCGGATCGAATCGGCATCCCTTCTTTTCACAGAATCTCCATAAGGTATCGGTGTTGGAAAAAAATCGGATTTTAGACTTTGATACGGGTTCCACGGTTGCCTGTGCACCCAAGATTGAATGCCTTGTCCTCACTGCCCAATGTGAGAACGTATTCCTCGTATCCTTTGAATTGCGCTAGGATTAATACGTATATGATTGCCTCATGGTCGGTATCGGCGTAAAAGTCTGTATCTTCCATCGTACGTCCATTAAAAGGGGTGTAGATTTTCACGTTGTATTTCACTTGTGATCCTTTCTGTAGATAGCGTAGGCTGACCAAAAGATTATGATTGCGAGGATACAGATTGCGTAGTCGCTCATATCTTGAACATCCCGTCTATGTCGATTTCAGCGTCCTGTTTGAGAACATTGATTGCTGCCTTCACACGCTTCTTTCGTTCTGCTTTGCTGTGAGCATCAAGCCGCTTCTCAATGTCGAAGAGCACCTCGTTAAGGCCTGCATTTCGGCCTAGTTCGTATGCTGCATGGATGCTGTCAATCTTTCGGTGTTCAGCTTTTCTTTCAATGGCTTCATAAGGGACTTTTTTAATGGTTCTCGGGACATTAGCATAATATTCACCGATATACCTACGAGCTTCTTTGATTTTCATGTTTACTCCTTTAACCGAAATACTGACAGAGTGCTGCGATTGCTATGATCATACTTGCCAACCAGGTAAGGCAAATCAAAGCGAAGAAGGTTCCGATCCAGAAGTCACGCCAGCTAGTCATTTATGGTTCCTTCCCAGTCGGTGGATACGGAGTAGAGCTTGTATTGATTGCAGCGTGCGATTACTTTGAGGCACTTGATGAAAAGTTCGAAGTCTGTTGTTGGTTTGACGGTGAATTTCCAGACTCCGTTTTCTTTATGGTAGTATTTGATGATATATTGCATGCCTCTAGCTCCTTCTCATACAGAAATTTTCCTTTACAGCCCATTCCGACTGACTCGTAACATTTTACAAAGTCGTAGCCGCATTCTTTAGCAATATTAGCTATTTGTTCATCAGAAAACCACTCAACCAGAAATTCATCTTTATCACTATTAGCGTAAAACTCATATATATAGAATGACATATTGTCCTCCTTTGAACTTTATATTATAATGATTAAGTTTTCAAGGAGCTGAAAGGTTTGATCCTTTCGATAAACTTATTATAGCATGCGTTTAACTTGTTTGTCTAGGATAACATTAAATTAGTTGGTGATTTGTGGT